TTATCATTTGAAGCAATAGCAGCGCCACCACCTGTTAAGGCAGAACCAACTGCCCCTTGTCCAGCCGTTATTGCACCTACTATTGAATCTCTCAAAGCCATTTCTATTTACTCTTCTTACTTGTTCCTGTGTATAGACCAAACCAGGCAGCGCCAGCACCTACAACGATACTAACTAACCCACTTTGTTCCATAGTTGGTGATTGCAATGCCATATACCAAATGACAACTTTGTATAACAAAAAGATATAAGTTGTAATGAATACTCTAGGGAATATTCTCCAACTATCAACTGCTCTAGCAAGGTCAATTAAACCTTGATACCTATTTTTACTAGAATCTACAGTTGATGTATCAATCTCTAGTTCTAAGTTTACTTTTTTAGTTTGTTCAGCCATTTTGTTTTCTCTCTCTAGCCTTTTCTTTTTCTTCTTTTATATGGTTGACTAGTAAATCCACATAAATTTCCCTCTCCCATGGTATCATATTCTCTAACTCTGTCAAAGAATATTTATGATGTTGCATTAAAGCAAAGTTGACCTGGAAATAGTTTTCTAGGTTGTCATGTGAGAGGGCGATACGAAAAAACTTTGTAGCCCGCTCAGCACTACTTTACTTTTCACTTTTGTTTTAGGGTTTTCAATCTCTAATTCATGTTGCAATCTAGGCATAGTATTAAAGAATTTTTGAATTTTAGCAAAATGGTCACTCGTTAGTGATTCAATAAAATTCTTCATTTCTTCTTTACTATAATCATTTGCTTTATGAACCGTCTCACCCTCATAAATTTCATAAACTGTATTTGCAATGATATCAAATAATTGCTCAGTTTTTAATTTACTTGCGTCAATTGTTGGGTCAAATGTATCAATTGTAGGATACTTCATAACCATTTTAATTTTATCGTTAATCTGTATCGTATTATTGTGTTCATCATCAACTTGTACCTCAACTGTAGATAAATCTAACTCTACATTTGCGTAAGTCTCTTTATCGTCTGGACACAATAGTTTCAATTTTGCAACTTCACCAACTGATTTAGCTCTAATATTTAAAAAAATATATTCTAAATCAAAAGTAGGTAATGCTTCAACATTCAAACTACCAAATGTACATGCATGTACAATCTCTTTTAATGCTTTTGTAATTTCAGCAGCATTCTCAGATTCCATAGCCATCAATAAAATCTTTTCTTCTTTTACAAGAAAAGGTCTATATTTGACCTGTACATCACTTGAAGGCAATGTCAATTCATAAGTCGCTGTATCTAATATAGGCAATGCCATAATATTATCTCCTTGTTAATATATTATCCAAAAGGTGGAAATAATCTACCACCTGTAACTCTACCAATTGGTAGATTTCTTTTAGTTGCTTGTAATACATCTCTGCCTGCTCTTCTAATTTCAGGAGGCAGTTTATTTAATATACCACCAAACAATCCAAAATCTTTACTTGCTTTAATTGTAGGTACATCACCAACTGATTTACCTACTGTTGCGCCGTTAATCTGGTCTATTGTCAAGTTAGCCCATGTTCTAAAGTTTAGTGTTACAGGCACAATAACTTGTTCATTATCAGAACCGTATGTATAATCATATGAACCAATAACCTGAGGATAAACCTCAAACAATCTAACTCCATAAGTTACACTTGCGTTATCAACTTGAAATGACCTGTCGCTCTGGTCAATATCGAATTGACCAAGTTGGTAAATATCCATGCTACCCACATAACTATCATAGTAATTCATATTGTGAGTTTCCAGATTAAAAATCTTTTTCTGCCAATTTTCAAAAAATAATCGTTGTCTTAAAAATTTATCACCATAAAATGATACTTCTAATTCACCACTATAAGTGTAAGCATAAGGCATTCTTCTTGCTGGACCATAAGTTCTATTTGTGGCTGTATTGACATCTCTATTTGGCATGGTAACTTTGTTACACATCATATCAATATTTTCAATTAGTGTTTTACTTTCTAAATCATTATTACCAGGTGTCATGTCAAAATCACCTGCATAAGGATTATCAAACACTCTTGCTGGTGGATTAATTCTTACAATATATCTATTAGTTCTAGCAAAACCCTCACCTTGATTAACTTGTGCTAAAAACCTATTGATAGTACCTGAACCACCAGGTCTTCTCTGTAATCTAGGGTCTTTTGCAACATCAACAAGTGACCTATCTCTAGGTAAACCTATTCTAATATCTTGACCGAATATTCTTCTACCACCTCGTAATATTGCCATTATACTTTATGCCTTTTTCTGTTTTTTAAATGTGCAGCTTCAACATCATCTTTACTTTGACCATAATATTCTACTGCATGTCCTTTTTGGCACATCAAACTATTAACTGATTTGCCATCAATAAAAACATCACCTAGTATTCTACCAAACTTACCTGTTTCATCACCTTTGTAAGTTTTAATACTAACTTTCTTAGCATTCTTTAATTGTTCTTGTAGAAATTTTTTAGATAGTAAACCATATTTCTTTTCTACTTTATCTCTAGTTCTTGATTCTGGTGTATCAATACCAAATAGTCTAACTCTTTGTTGATATAGAATATCAAATCCCATATCAAGTGTTACATCTATAGTATCACCGTCTACCACTTTTGTTACCTTTTTAACTCGATAACTGAAATCTGTTGGGTCGCCTAATTTTGCCATTAAAATGTTTTCCTACTTTTTGCAAAAACAGAACCAATTGTTGCACCTTGAAACTGTGCTACTGGTAAATAAGCTGCTAATGCCATCTCGTTTACATCTACTCTTAAAAAGTTTGACCTTACATGAGAGTACAAATATCTCTTAATACTTGCTTTTGTATATTTATTGTTCTTTATTGCATTATACGAAGCTTGAATTTTTGTTGATTGGTCAAACTTTGCATTACTAGCATATGATTGTAATTGTTGTAAAAATGCAAATCTAGCACCATAAGGCAAATAATGAAAATTTAAACCAATAAAACCACCTTTTGCTGGTTCTATAGGTAAAACTAATGGGAATGTGTCATAATATGGTAATCGTGCTTTTGTTTTAGGGTCATAGAAGAACATACTCATACGACCAGCACTAGGTCTACCTAATAATTTACCTGAGGCAAACAACTCACTAGGGCTAGTTCTATCTGCAATAAGTGATACAGCATTTCTGTACCAATTAGCACCCTTTTGTTTGTTACCTTGTAAATCTTTTAGTGGTTCAAATATATCAATTGCCATACCACTATTTATAAGAAAACCCTTAGCGATTTCTCGCTAAGGGTCAATGCTTTCGGTAAAGAGAGAGAAAGGATTAATCTTCGTCTGCTAATTTACTAAAATAGTCGAGGGTATCATCCTCGTCACTAGCAGGCTTAGATTCGCTTACCTTTGGCATTTCCACGGAAGTTGTAGTCTGTGGTGGGAGGTCTACAGTATCTACTGTTGCCGTGCTTTGCGTACCCGTAATTACCCTATTCAGTTTCTCTTTGAGTTCGTCATAGGTCTTAAAATTACTAGGGTCAACAAATGCTTTTAGAGGGTATTGTTTTTCCCATATCGCTTTGATTTCGTCATCTGACTCTTTCACTTGCGACACACCCTCAAATTCAGATTTGTCATAGTTCCAATAACCATCAACTTTTCTGATTTTTAGTTTAAAGTTTGCACCTTTCCAAAAATCAAATGGGTTAATTGCTTGTTCATCTTCAAAAGCTGGTTGCATTGCTTCAGTAATCTTATCAAAGATTTTTTTACCAAACTTAAACAAGAAAACTTTACCCTCATTTTCAGGATGTTTTGGGTCACTAACAACATAGATGTTAGAATAGTAAGATAATTTTCTCTTACGCTTTCTAGCAATCTCTTTGTCACTATCAACACCAGTATTCCAAAGTCTTGTATTCTCTTCAGACACCGGGTCTTTTTGATTAAGAGTTGTTAATGAGTTTTCAATATACCAACCACCTTTGTCTTGAAAGGCATGTGACCATACTCTTTGCCATGGCATTTCTTCACCATTAGAGGCAGGTAGAAAACGAATAACAGCATAGCCGTTACCTGTTTTATCAAGTTCAGGTTTCCACAACCTGTCATCTTGGTATTTGTTTTTGTTTGATTGGTCTTCTGGAGCAAGTTTTGTTTCCAGAGCTTTTGTGATTGCGTCAAAGTTACTTGACGATTGTTTTAATGATTCAAAATCCATATGTATTCTCCTTGTATTAACATATTCGTTGTTTTCGTGTAGCCTGTATTAACGGCTTCAGTATTATTTATAAGAGTTTTACTTCTCAT